GAATATTAGTAAAGATAATCAAGATTTAGTTATAACAAATGATCAAAGAGGATTATATTATGATGTAATTATTAATGATAGTAATTACAATTATGTATATCGTATTGAAGAATCTGGTGATTTAGCAAAACCAATATTAACAAATAATGATAATTATTTTAATTTAGTTTCAAATAGTATTATAGAATATCCAAATATATTTAAAAATACATATTCATATGATTTATCGGAAATAACTATCTATGAAATTACAACATATCAAAATGCATTTACAATAGATAAAAATAAATTAATACCTGTTAGCGATATAGAAACCAGATTATTTAGTGCATCAAATGTAGTTAATATAGAAATAAAAGCATCTAATTTATATCAAAATAATACAGAAACATTAACATTTTTCAAAATAGATGATTCACTTTCTAATATTAAAGATTTAACAAATCCAACACAAACAATTGAATTTAAACCAACAGATATATATTGTAATATTTTAATTGGTGAAGATTTTAATATAATATTTGATTATTCAAATATAAATAATGAATATGTAATAAAAGATGATTATAATTTAATAATTTCTAATATAGGACGTCTAATAACATATGATGTAGTAATTAAATTAATTAATACAAATCATTCATATATATATTGTATTGAAGAATCTCTACCATTTACTGGACCTATTTTAAGAAATAGTGATATTTACTTTAATTTAATAACAAATAGTATTATAGATGAAACAACACATAAAATTGAATTTAATAATATATTTAAAAATAATAATGGTATAAATGATGATATTGAAATTATATATGTAAGTGATTTAGATAAATTTTCATATTCTAATAATATGATCTATAGTTATATTAAACCTGATAGTTCTGATAGTTTATCTTCAGATTCTTATTATTCCAATATATTTACAGAAGAATCACCATATTATACTGAAATAACAATTAAAGCCTCTAATTTAGGTGGTGAATCATTTGAAGAAACATTAAGATTTATTAAATTAGGTTATGATACTTTAACAGCATCAAATATTGATATTCCATCATATGAAATTAATTTAACAGATAATTATTTAAATTATCCAATAAATAATTTATATAATGTATTATATTCACCATTATATCCAAATGATTATAAAATTATAGATAGTAATTTATTAATTATAAATAAATATAGAAATGAAACTTTTGATATAATATTAACTATAGATAGTGAATATCAATATATATACCGTATTACTGAAGAATCAGGAACAAATAATATATTATTAACAAAATCAAGTAATTATAAATATATTATAGATGAAACAGAAGCTACTGCAAATCATAAAATAATATTTGATAATATCTTTAGACATAAATTTTTTATAGATAATAGTCCTATAACAATAACAAATGTAAGTATTCCAAATACATTTGATATTGAAAGTAATTCTATATTTGGATATTTACCCGAAAATACATCATCAATTTATCAATTATCTAATTTATTCTTATCAGGTAATACAGAACAAACAGTGGATATAACAGCAAGTAATTTATATGGATATAGTGTTACAGAATCATTAACATTTATTAAAGGTTTTGATAGCACATCAATAATAATAACTGAAACAATTGATACTAGAATACAAAATGTATTAGATATAGGTGATATTGAGTTAGTAATTCCATCTACAACTACTGAAGAAACAGTTAATATTGAAACATCATATTTATCAGAAGATGATTTTAGCTTACCTGTTGTAAGTGATCCTACAACAATAACTATAGATGATATAATATTGAGTACTGTAGAAACTATAACAATTGCAAGTAAAATAATTCAATTGACAAGATCTTCAAATATACCAGGTGTATTAGAGATAGAAGTAAAAACTGAAACCGGAGAAATAGATCCTAATAGTATATATGCTATTTTTACATATGATGATAGTGTAAATAAATGGATTCAAACAGAGGAATCATTTTATAATCCAGAAACAAATACAGTTCAAGTGAATTTAGAAGATTCTTTAGATTTAAAATACGCAATATTTGAAATTAAACCGAAAACTATAAGAACACCAATATTAGAATGGATGAATGTAGGATGGCAAAAACCAACAATTGGAACGGAAATAATAAATAGTTTATTAACAGAAGCATTAAAAACTAAAACAACATTTACAATTGAAGAATATACTTCATTTAACACAGATAATTTAAAAATAACAAATTACATTAAATCAAATAATAATTATTTTAAACCTAAATTAGTAATAATAGGAAATCCTCCAATATTGAAAGAATCTTCATTATATTATTATTTAGTGGATACTACATCAGAACAAGATTATAGTAATATATTTACAGTAACAAATATAACAGATGACGCTAATATAAAAATATCATCTATTGATAGAACAGATGTATTTACAATATTAGATAATAATATTCATAGTTATTCAATATCTAATTTATTTCTCGAAAATGAATATTTTACAGAAATGAATATAAAGGCAAGTAATTTGGATGGTGAAACGGAAGAAACATTAAGATTTTTACGATTAGGTTATACAACATTAACAGTTCCAAATTTAATAAATGAAAATGTAAGTAATATATATTTATTAGAGGATGAAGTATCATATGAAGTGGGTAAAACATTTAGTATAGAATATAATCCAATAGAATCAGGATGTAATTTAGAGATAGATAATTGTAATTTAATAATAAATGATGATTATAGAGGTATTTATGATACAATAATTGGACTAGGTGAATATATTGTAAATATATTTAGGATAAATGAAAGAGAAGATAATACAATTGATAATACTTATAGTGTATAAAAATGATTATACATTATTATATATATAAAATGGAACAAATTTATTTGAAAAAGTGTAAATGCGGTAATTTTGGTGTAGAACATTATTTCAATACAAATACAAATGAAATAATATATGTGAATGATAATAGTGATTTAATAGAAAAAGTGTGTAAAAACAATCGTTGTCATTATTTTTTTAATAACAATTGTAATAACAATTGTATGAGACAAATATGTGGTTATAAACATATTATGGATTTAGAATTGCCTCAAGATGGTAAAATGTCATTGATATTAACAAGCCATACAAGTGATGGTATTTTTGGATGGTTTAATAAAATAGATGTAAGTTATAATGTAATGAATAATATTTATGATATAAAGGAATTAAAAAGTGAAGATGATTGTAAGTTATGTTTAGATTACATAAATATAATTTATAATAGTCGTTTATATTATAATATAATTGATGAATTAGAAAGTAATCCAGGTGTAAATAGTGATTATTTGATAAAAAAGTTTAATTTAAATAATTTATTTAGTAAAATCGATTTAGATTTTATACCTCTTGTTTGTATTTTAACATATTTACCAGAAATATATAAATATGATGATTTATACTATAATAAACCCCAAAAAAGGAAATTAGAGAATCCTATAGAAATAAATATAACGAAAGTATCTAAAACTAAATTAACTTCTTTTGAAAAACAAATGAGAAGTAGAGAAAAAGTAAAATTTCAACCAGATTTAAAAAAGGATAGTGATTGGATAGAAGCTCGTAGTCGTAATATAAAGATAAATTGTACAGGTGTAATTTATTATATAAATAAATTAACAAATGAAAAAAGTTGGTTACATCCTCTAACAAAACGAAGTAATTTACCGGGTGGATATAAAACTCCAGAAGAAGCAGGATTAATATAAAATGCGTAAGTTATATAAGTGTTTATCTATTCTTAATGTATAAAATGGAATTTGAAATAAATAATGATTTTAATCTTCCAAATAATAAAATCAATATTTTAGATGATAATATTTTATTTAATAAATCTAGAATATCTGATGATGTTTTAAGTATGTCATCACGCGAAGATGCTAGTATTGCAGAAGAAATAGAAAGTGAATCTGGTAATGATAATCAATACGTTTTTAAACAATCTAGTATGGGTGCAAGTAGCAATTCTGATGATTTTTCTGAAATTTCAATTGACGATATTCAAAAACCAAGACAACAAATGAGAACAACACTTCAAGATGAAATGACAGAAAAAAAAGAAATATTATATCAATTTGATCGTTTAAGATCAAAAGGGGTAAAAGTTCCTTATGATTTTAATATGAATTCAAATATTCACGAGATGAGATCAAGTTATGAGAGGATTAAAAGGGAAAAAGAGATAGATGCAGCAATTAGATTTCAACGTAAAATGTTAATGGGATTTGTAACAGGATGTGAGTTTTTAAATACTCGTTATAATCCATTTTCTGTAGAATTGGATGGTTGGTCCGAACAAGTTCATGAAAGTGTTGATGATTATGATGATATATTTGAAGAATTACACGATAAATATAAAGATTCCGGAAGTAATATGGCACCAGAATTACGTTTATTAATTTCTTTAGGCGGAAGTGCTTTTATGTTTCATCTTACAAAGAAAATGTTTAGTAATTCTCAATTACCTAAAGTAGAAGAAGTATTACAAAGGAATCCAGAATTAATGAAAAAATTTCAAGAAGCATCAGCAATGGAATATATGCGTGGTTCTTCAGGTATTTCAAATCCTTCAAATCCTTCAAATCCTTCAGGTCCTTTAGGTCCTTTTGGTCCTTCAAATTCTTCAGGTTTATTTGGTTCTTCAGGTCCTACAATGCCATCATTTAGTAGTAATAAACCGGATGCATCATCAGGTGGTGATTTATTTGGTATGGTTTCTAATTTATTTAATACAACAAATAATCCAACAACAGATGTAGATGATATAATAAACAATGTTCATTCAAAGATAAATTTAGTTCCAACTGAAGATAATATGATGGAGACTTTAACAATGACAGAAGATGAAATAACATCTTTAATTGAAGATACAGCTGATATTAAAATGATTAATAGCAGTGTTGGTAAAAAAAGTAAGAAATCAAAAAAAGATACTAGAGTATTAAATCTTTAATTCTTTTGTTTTAAAACTTTTGTGCTTACATCTTTAAATACACTTTTTGAAGCATTTTTAAATTGACTTGCGGTTTTTTTTAGTTTTTTAGGGGTTTCTAAAATTGCAGAATAAGGATTTGATACTGTTTTCTTAATTTCACTACTTGTTTTAGCAGCATTATCTATTACACTTGATACACAAGTGCTAGTTACTGGAATAAGCATACTACCAATAAATACCATTACAATTAAAATTAATTCAATAACAGAACCACCTAAAATAAGTTCTCTACGCATATCTTCAGAACACTTGCATTTTTCATTAATTAAATAACGAACATAGTCAATTGTATAATAAAAGAATATACCTAACATAATAAAGAATACTAAATCAAGAACACCATATACAGTAGTGAATATAGAACCAAAATCAAGAGTAGCAGGATTTACGAATACTGTAATTATATAAAATATAGCACCAAATATACTGAAAGACTTGATGAATTGTCTGTTGGGGTGTTCTGAACATTCACAACCGGTTGCTTCTAATTTTTCAATATATAAATAGGTAGTGATTAATAGTATAGCTAAAAGTATTTTAAGAATAAAAATTGCTACTGCGGAATTATCCATTTTATTTATGTAAGATATTTTAATTTACGATGTTTTCTAATCTCTTAAATGTGGATCTATATATTCAATTTCAAGAAAATCAAAAATATCTTTTTCAGAATTGAAATAAGGAATATCTTTAACATCTGATTTAATTTTTTCCATTCTATGTTCATTCAATGTATAACCCATTTTTAATGCTTTATTTCTCACTTTTATATTATGTTCTTTTGAACCCGTAAAATATAATAAAGCACACGCATATTCTTCTGGATATGTTATCAACATATCCAAACGTCTCGCTATAATTCCGGATTCTTTTAATTTTACAATACCCATAAACTTTTTATCTTTACACGCTAAAATTTCTAAAATATATTTTTCTTTTTTCAATTTTTCTACAATTTCTTTAAGAATACCAATATAATCATCTTTATTTTTTATTTTTACTAATAAATCAATATCACCACTTGATTCTTTTTTTCTTCTATAACTACCAACTATATTTATACATTCTACTTTTTTATTTTCTAAAATTATTTTATGTAAATATTTATCGTGATCTTCTATTTCTACATAAGGTATTCGTTTTTCTATATCATCATAATATTGTAGTCCTATCTTTTGTTTTGCATTTAATAATTTTGAATCTAAAATTAAAGCATCTTTAAGTTTTTGAAAAGTATTAATACCTTTTTCTTTTAAAACTTTCAATTTAGCAGGACCAATCCCATATATTTTATCTAAAGATTCATCAATTGCTTCAGGATCATAATTTTTTATAACATAGTCAATTTTTTCTTTAATTTTCACACCAATACCTTTTATATTAATTATATCTGTAATTGAATTTATTTTAACACCACTTAAATTTTTTATTGCTTTCTTATAAGCATTCTTTTTAAAAACATTATCTTCTTTATCTTGATATTCTTGTAAATAAGCAATAACCGGTTTATTATAATCCATTATCTATTTATTAGATAAGAAATCATTTTTATTTTCTATTTTATTTTTAATTTCTTCTATTTTAAATTTTGTTGATGATGATATTGTATCAATACACATTAATTTATCTAAATCCTTTTTATTAACTAGTTGATATAAAATAATTAAATGTTCTAATGTAGGATCTATCAATTCCCTTATAGAATAATTTTTTATTATTAAATTTAAAATATCTTTAGCAATATTTGAAACAAAATGAATATCTTTGTAAAATAATAATAATTCTGTTAAAACTAATTGGGAATCTTTCCATTTATTAAAATTTGAATAAATATCTTCAGGACAACCTGTTGAATATACATTGTTTTTTACATATTCATCTGGTGTTATCCAATATTGTGGATTTTTATCATAAATTATATCTAATTGAGATATAACTTCATTATCTTTAAAAATCTTTAATACTCGTATATAATTTTTTATATTTTTTATATCTAATCTCATAAAATTAATAATATTGATAATATCAGTATCATATGGCTCTGATATATTATTTTCAAGTTTTGCTAATATAGTATCAATATTAGTATTTGTTAATTTATTAAGGAAACTAATAACCGTTTTCTTCTTTGTATCTTCTTCACGAAATCTACAATTAAATGCAGATATATGTTTTACGAATGTTTTAGTTGGAGGTTTTACATAAACATCTTTATTAATAATATCTTTAATATTATTAATTTTATCTAGAATCCGATTATCTATATCTGGATTTTCATCAAGTAGCAAATAAACTTCATTAAAAGTTGATAAATTGATAATATCTGCCATATTTTTCTTATTATAAAGTATTTTTATATGGATAGTAAATAAAAATGAAACCTATTAAACCTATTAAACCTGTTAATTTTATTAATAATAAACTTTTTATTATGATTGCTATATTTATTGTAATATTATTAATTGCCGTTATGTGTTATTCAATGAATAATACAGAATTATTTACATCCGGTAAAGAACTTCATTATTATTCTTTATCCACTTGCCCACATTGCACCGATTTTGATCCTGTTTGGCAACAATTTCAAAAGAAAACTGATAAATGTCATAAATATGTAGTAGATCAAGATGATATTGGACGTGAAAATTCAACTAAATATAACATAAATAGTTTTCCAACTGTAATTATTATTGATAATGGTGAAGCTATTGAAGAAGTAAATGATCTTTCTTGTACTGGAATGCGTGAAATGTGTGAAAAACATAAAATACCTTGCACCGCACCTTGTTAGATATAAATATAAATATAAATATAAATATAAATTATTTTTATAATATGATAATACGTAAATTATTATTATATTATTATTTTACAAATAAATTAAATTGTAATTTTAAAATTGCATTATTACTTTGTGGAATTAATAAAAATTATGAAGATGGATTGATATTTGTATCTTTATTATATTATTTTGATATTATGAAATTAATAATAATAATAGGTTCTAATATTAATTTAAAAATTGTTTATAATATTCATTATAAATTATTTAATAAATTAAAATTATATGATATTATATCTTTTACACAATATATTTTCTATATTAATTTTATGAAAAACTTATTAATATGCTTAGTTTAAAATACACTTTTTTTTCCTTAGTATTAGTTAAGAACTAAATAAAGCTATGTCATTTATTTCTCGTTTGTTAAAGGGATATCAAATAGATACACCCGTAACTACTAAGGAATATATCGAAAATAAAACTCTTCAAGGTAATAAAACTATTAGTAGTATTAAAAATAAATCCGAATTTATTGAAGATGTTGATATTTCATCCCCACAATTATGGTATATGTTTAATCATACTGATAAATTAAAAAATTATGGTGTTCAGCAAATTAATTATGATACTACTACTACAATTACATCCAATAATATTACAGAAAAACATATCAAATATACAGGATCTGGAATTACTCAATTAAATAAATATATTATTCAAGATTTACAAAATGATTTTACGATCTCATTTTGGTGTAAAGGATCTGGTATTGTATTTAATGTACATTATTCTACTACTGATTATATTAAACTTGTAATTGGTACAAATAGTATTTCAATGAATGAAACATCTATTGGTTCAGTAACTCTAGATATTACACAATATAATCATATTGTATTAACAAATCAATCTGTATATGTTAATAATATTAAAATTGGAAATATAACTTTACCGGATTATGTATTTGATTCAGATAATGATATTATAACTTTGAATTCTACAATAGAATATTATGATTTACGTATTTTTAATAAATTATTAACTGATGATAAAATAACTAAATTATATAATTTAGGTAATAATAGTTCTACTAATTCTACAATTGGTGATGCAGGAACATATAGTAATAAAATTTCTAATTTTGACATTAATGCTATCGGAGAGAATTCAATATCAATTGTATTTTGGATAAATAGTGATAATGTAAATAATGATATAATTAATTATGGTGATCTTAAAATTGGTATAAGAGGTAAAAGATTTTATACAGAAACTGCTAATAAAAATAATGTTTTTAGTAATCGTAAATTAACTCAAGAATCACGATATTATTTTGTATGTGTAGTTATAGAAAATGTTGGTAATTCTCATATATTAAAATTATATATTGATAATTTTCCTGTAATAGGTAAAAAGTTTAAAGATACATTTACATTTACTGATGAAACTGCTATTAATGGTAATAATATTGAAAATTTACTTATTTATAATAGAACTTTAGATGATAGTGAAATAATGGATCTTTATATTCGTGATACTAAATTAAATGAAATAATTAGTGCTAATTTAACTGATTTATATTCTGATTTTTCTAAAAATATTGAAGACACTGATGAATCTTTATACAATTTACAATTACATTCTGAATTTGGAGTTAGTTCAAGTGGTAATACTGGTTCAACTGAAGAAACTACAACTGAAGAAACTAGAACTGAAGAAACTACAACTGAAGAAACTAGTGTATATGATATATATAAGTTTAATAAATATTCGGGTTATGTAGGATTCAAAGATGATCTATATGCATGGTATAAGTTTGAAAAATCTAATACTGAACCAATTACATCTATTGCAACTAATATGATTGATTCTAGTAATTGTTATTTGGCTTTTAAACACGATGGATCCACAGATAATCAAACTAGTTATACAGTTAATTTTCCAGAAGAAACCGAATGTGATATATTAATTGTTGGTGGTGGTGGTGGTGGTGGTGGTGATAATTCTGGTGGTGGTGGTGCTGGTGGTTTAATATTTGTTCAAAATCATACATTTAATGCTGATACAACTTATAGTATTTTAGTTGGAAAAGGAGGAATAGGTGATCCTGCACAAACAGGAGCAAGTGATGGTATAGATACTAAAATCACAGACTCAACACAAGATATTTTTACTGCTTATGGAGGAGGTGCAGGTGGGACAGATCAAACAGGAACATCAATAGCAGAAGGTAAAAATGGAGGTAGTGGTGGTGGTGGTTCTGGTTCAAGTCATACTACTACGGGTGGAACTGCAACACAAACAGGAACAAATAATTATGGAAATGATGGAGGTAATGGTTCAGTAATTTTAGGACAAGGTAGTATAGGACAAGGAGGTGGAGGAGGTGGGGGTGGTGCTGGTGGTGCAGGTTTAAATGGTAGTGATCCACTTGGAGCAATAGGAGGTATCGGTTTAGCTAATATTGGTAATATTGATTTTAAAACACATTTTGATTTACCAACAGATAATTCAATAGGTGAATATATAGCCACAGAAGACAAAGTATATTTTGCAGGTGGTGGTGGTGCTGGTAATGACAATGCAACCAATCCTACTGGTTCTGGTAATACATTAAGTAATAGAGGAGGTAAAGGTGGAGGAGGTAATGGTGGAACTGGTGTTTATAATAGTTTTACTTTAGTTCATAAAGGACAAGCGGGATTACCAAATAGTGGAGGTGGTGGAGGAGGTGGAACAGCGGCTAATCCTAGTGATTGGAAAGATGGAGGTTCTGCTGGCGGTTCAGGCATCGTAATAATTCGTTATTCATCTAGTGCAAAAACATTAGAAAATGCTATAGATTCTAATACAAATCAACTTCAAATACCGGCTGATTCAGTAATTACTAAAACAATAGGAACATTTTCACCTTATTCTCTTTATTGGAATGGTAATCTTGATGATAATACTGATAATTCATATTTAACATCATCATTAAGTAATTTAACTCCACCATTATCTATTTCTTTCTGGAAAAAACAGGATAAATTAGTATCAGAAGAAACTTTATCAATTACTGATAAATTAAGTTTATCTATAAATAGTAATTTAGCTGTTAAGTTCTCT